CCCCAATATTCCCAATTGGCAAGTGCGACTTCGGTCGCTCTCGCCGTTCGAGCCATGACTGGGTTTTCCGCTCACAAAAACCACGACATTTTCTCGTCTCGGATGGTCGTGGCTCGAACGGTGCGAATGCACCAAATACATATTGAAAGGAGGGTGAAAAATGGAAATCAAAAAGTTTGATCTCCATAAATGCAGTAAGTGCGACATAGAAATTTTTGTACCGTTGGATCAAGTCATAAATTTCTGCCCTTTTTGTGGCAAAGATGATGATATCCGATGGCATGGTGAAGTTGAAATGGTAGTTGAATGATTCAGAAAGGAGGCAATTATCAGTGGGAGATCTGGTTTTTATCAGCGACGGTAAGCCCGTTACCGATAGTTTAACCGTATCAGATGTCTTTAACAAACGTCATTCCGATGTTTTGAGAGACATCGAGATACAGATCGAAAAACTAAACGAAGCAAAAGAGGAAAATTTTGTAAAACGCAACTTTGCGTTATCCCATTATCGTTCTGGAAATCGGGAATATAAAAAGTACAACATGACCGAAGAAGCCTTCACTATTGTTGCTATGGCTTATGTAACACCGGAGGCCATGAAGATGAAAGTTAGATTCATCAACGAGTTTAAAAGGATGCGGGAACAAATCCAGTCAATGAATCAACCTTCTTATATGATAGAAGATCCGATCACCAGGGCAGAACGTTGGATTCAAGAACAGAAAGAAAAACAGCTATTAGAACAAAAATTACAAATTCAAGCGCCAATGGTTGATTATTACCAACGAATTTTGAATTCGTCGGATACTGTCACGACAACACAAATCGCTCAAGATTATGGATTATCAGCTTATCGATTAAACAAAATTCTTCACGATGAAGGTATCCAATACAAACTAAATGGCCAATGGATCCTATATCAAAAATATAAGGATAAAGGATTCATAAAGTCTCAAACGGTGGATATTACCCACACCGATGGCCGGCAATCGGTAAAAATGCACACCAAGTGGACTCAAAAAGGACGTCTATTTATTCACAGGTTATTAGAAAAACGAGGTATCTATCCACAAGCAGATATGTATAGAAAGGAGGCCTAAATCATGCACCAAACCATCGAAAACCCCATGGTCTTGGCACCCATCCCGGAGTCACAAGTCATCGACAAATGCGCTTGCGGGTGCGGTGAGGAAATCGTCGAGGGATATGAGCACATCTATTGCGATGGCGAATGGCTCTATGACACCGAGTGCTTGTTAAAATATTTTGGAGCATCGTGGGAAGTCGCAAAATAAAAACCGACTGTGCCAGCAGTCGGTGGGTTAAATTGGGGGTTTCTTGCTAAGAAATCTATATCTAGTATAGCAAGAATCCTCCAAGAGTACAAGGAGGTTAGAAATGAAAGAAACAAAATTCCGCGTATGGTATGAAGATGGTGAAAAAATGGTTTATGACGTTGGTATTGACCCATCTGGAATTCCATATTCAATCCCTGACGACGCAGAGGATTATACTCAATTTAATTATTATCTTAATGGAATTAAAATGCAGTTTACTGGATTGAAAGACCGAAATGGAAAAAAGATTTATGAAGGCGATATCATCGACTTTACGTATTGGTGGTTTGATGGGAACGTAGCCGAAAGTCATTTAATCGGTGAAGTTGTGTATCTACCGGAATTTATGTCATTCGGATTGCGCGGTGTTAAAAATGCGGATTGGATACGCCATATTGGCGGAGATGATGGATCGACTGATACCGCACCATTCGCAACTTGGACGTTTGATGAAGCTGATTTTGAAGTCATCGGCAACATTTACGAAAACCCGGAACTATTGAAAGGTGATGCACCATGAAACCCATCGAAATCCCATACAGCGAACGACGCTTCGACCAATGGCGCTTGTCTAAAGTCAGCGGTGAAATCGTGATGGACAAGCGTGGTGTGCCGCGTTTCCGGTTTCGGAATCGGGAGCAGTTTGAGGAATATCGGAAACTGAATAGAGAAAGGAGCTGGCAACATGCCTGAATCAGCGGTTGTTCTATCGACAACTGAGTTGGATCACGAAGAGTGGCTAAAGGCGCGGACTCATGGTATTGGTGGATCCGATGCCGGGGTCATCCTGGGCGTGAACAAATGGAAAACGCCATTTGAATTGTGGCTCGAAAAAACAGGCCAAGTCGATCCGGTGTCCTCTGACAACGAGGCAGCCTATTTTGGAAATCTCTTAGAAGACGTTGTTGCGAAAGAATTCGAGAAACGCTCTGGTAAGAAGGTACGCCGGCGAAATGCCATCCTTAATCATCCTGATCATCATTTTATCCGGGCCAATGTTGACCGTTTGGTAGTCGGCGAGAAGTCGGTCCTGGAATGCAAAACGGCGAGCGCGTTCTTGATGAAGGAATGGGAAGGCGAAGAAGTGCCGGCGTCGTACCTGGTCCAAATGCAGCATTATTTAGGGGTCCTGGGGCCGGAATATAAAAAGGGGTACTTCGCGGTTCTTATCGGCGGCCAAAAATTCATCTGGAAAGAAATTGAGCGTGACGATGAATTGATCAACATGATTTTTCAAGCAGAAATCAACTTTTGGGAAAAACACGTTTTGGCGAACGTCCCTCCGGCACTCGATGGATCTAGTGCAGCAGAACAATATTTAAAAGAACGGTATGCAGAAACTGAACCAGGGAAATCGGTCGACTTGAAACACGAGTATAAAGACAAAATCGAGCGGTATTTGTCTTTAAAGGACACTATCAAGGAGTTGGAAGGCCAAGCCAAAGCCTTGGAAAACGACATCAAAAACGAGCTAAAAGAAGCTGAAACGGGGTTTGTTGGGCCTTATCAAGCAACTTGGAAGGCCATCACATCAAGCCGAGTTGACACGAAAAAGCTTAAATCAATGTTCCCGGACATCTATAAACAGGTTATTAAGCCGTCGACATATCGGAAGTTCGGAATCAAAAAAATAGGTTAGGAGGATCCAGATGGCTACAAATAGCAGTCTCAAAAACAAGTTGTCCACTCAAACATCGAACACCGGTATACAAAAGGGTGTAACTCTCAAAACGTTGCTCGGCGCAGATAGCGTCAAAAAACGCTTCGAGGAAGTTCTCGGGAAACGCGCCAACCAGTTTGCGACATCGATTTTGAATCTCTATAACAGCGAGACACAGCTTCAAAAATGCGAGCCCATGTCGATCATTAGCTCGGCCATGGTTGCCGCAAGCTTAGATCTTCCGGTCGACAAGAATCTTGGATACATGTGGATCATCCCGTATGGGAATAAAGCCCAGCCACAGCTTGGTTATAAAGGCTACATTCAGTTGGCGTTAAGAACAGGCCAATACAAGTCCATCAACGTCATTGAAGTTTACGAAGGCGAATTGAAGAAGTGGAACCGGCTCACAGAAGAATTCGAAATTGACTTTGATAGCAAAGTGTCTGATACCATCATCGGCTATGCGGCTCATTTTGAGCTCATAAACGGTTTTAGTAAGACGGTTTATTGGACGAAGGAAGAGGTTGAAAAGCACCGTCAGAGGTTCAGTAAGTCCGATTTTGGGTGGAAACGCGACTGGGATGCCATGGCCAAGAAAACGGTGCTTAAAAACATGCTGAGTAAATGGGGCATATTGTCCATCGAAATGCAGAAAGCATTCGTGGAGGATAATGAAGAACGAGAAGTTAAGGACATTACCAACGAAGTCGGTGACAGTGACATCATCGACTATTCAGAGATTGAACATGAAGATCCAGTAGAGGAACCATCGGATGGTAGGCAAGCAGAACTCCAACTTGATTAAGATAGACATTCCCCCGGCTTATCTCCACATCACAGCCGGCTATAAGAACCGGGGGAAGCTCTTTAAACGATATGTTGATGGATATATTGAGCGGAGTTATCCGGAGTTGCGGCTTATAAGGATTGAGGGCATGAAGGCTTTATGCGAAAGAAAAGAGGTGTAATAGGTGAACTATATCAAAGAAATAAACGCTTTCTATGATTGGCTCGAACTAAATGAGTTGTCCAAATCGGCAGTCCTATTGTGGCATGCGTTGATGCATCTCAATAACAAGTCCGGTTGGCAAGAATCATTTACGGTAGCCAGATCAGTTATCGAAGCGAAAACAGGACTCAAAAAAGACGCCTATTACAAAGCTCGCAACCAATTAAAACAAGCCGGTCTGATAGATTTTAAAGAACGCGGAACGAAAGCAACGGTATTCAAAATATTTTCTTTTGATTCGTCTGAAAAACAGACAACAACCCAGACAAATGATGATAGCTTGTCTGAAAAACAGACAAGAAGTCAGACAAAAAGCCAGACAACAACCCAGACAAGAAGTCAGACAAAAAGTCAGACCATTAATAAACTAAACGAAACTAAACTAAACGAAACAAAGGATAAAAATACTTCTCGTCGCAAATCGAGGATTTACGACAAAGACTCCGTCTACTACCGTCTTGCTTTAAGACTGTATGAGCGGATTAAAGAGAACAATCCGGATCATAAAAAGCCAAACCTGCAAAAATGGGCCGATGATGTTCGTTTAATGATGGAATATGACCATCGTACAGTTGAGCAGATTGCATATGTCATTGATTGGTCGCAAAGAGATTCATTTTGGAAGAGTAATATTCTGTCAACCAAAAAACTTCGGGAAAAGTTTGATCAACTGGTTATCCGAATCAAGGAACAGGCTGCAAGTAAAAAGACGATATCTCAACGTAGATCAGATGTCGTGAATATGCCATATGCCTATCAAAGTTTACAAGAATGGGCGGAGGGATAAGGATGAACCGGAAAGAGATTATCAATTTATTAGCGATCGCCACAGCAAATTTCCCATCAATGCAAGAAAGGGATATGAAACCGACCGCAGTTTTGTGGGAAAAGGCACTATCTGACATTACTTATGATGTCGCTGAGAAAGCATTGTTAAAGGTTCTTTCAACTTCGAAGTTTTTCCCAACCATCGCGGAGATCAGAGAGGCGGCAACCCAACTAACACAGCCGCAACAATTGGACGCTATGGAAGCCTGGGGTCTTGTGGTAAATGCCATCAGAAGATACGGATTTTATCGAGAAGAAGAAGCACTGAGATCGCTTCCCGAAGATGTCGCGGACCTCGTCAAGCAGTTCACTTGGCGTGAACTTTGCATGAATGAAAATCCAGACACCATTCGAGCACAATTCCGAATGGCATGGGAAACAAGAAGCAAACGCAAAAAAGAACTTGACGCACTACCTCAAGAGGTGCGGGTGATGATCGAGGGATTAACAGACAAGATGAAACTGATTGGAGGGGCTTAATTGTATCGTGTTCTACTTTTCGATTTTACCAAAGGTAACTGCGACGAAGTCATTTTGGATGAACAAGGATATGAACTTATTAAGCTAGCATTCAACATTCAAATTTTGAACGTGAATAAATTGGAGGTGCGCAAATGAAACCCGGACGCGAACTTGACGCCCTTGTCGCCGAGAAGGTGATGGGGTGGAGGTTAGAGGAACGTGGATACGTAGCTACTTTTTGGGTTGATGAAAACGGCAAGGTGAAAAGAGCAGCTGAACCATGTTCAATTGACTTCTGTTCTTGTGAAGTTTTCAGCCCTTCCACCGACATTTCAGACGCATGGAAAGTGGTTGAGAAATTAGGGATAATTCCCAACTCATTTTATATCGGCTACAAAACGGATAAAAACGGCAAAAAGATTTATCGGGCATTTTTTCAGAAAGAGAACCCAATCACAACACTCATTTATACTTACGAAGCAGACGCCGAAACCGCCCCACTCGCCATCTGTTTAGCGGCTCTTAAGGCTGTTGGGGTTGAGGTTGAGTGAGCCAGATGAACAATTATTACATCATGATCGACGGTCTATTTTTTAAGGGGGTTGAAGAGACAACTGACAAAGCACCAACCGGTGGTTGGTATGACAACGGGAAAAACATATGCGGAATTGTGTTGACCGACAAACGTGAAGAAGCGCGACTCATCGAAGGGAATATCAATCTCAAAAGCTATTTTCTAAAAATCTATGACGCTGTTAGATATTCGGATTTTGCTTTTGAAAAACTGAGTATTGAGAGGGTGAATCAATCATGATCCCATGGTGGTATCAAGCATTTATTATTGTCGTTGACATTCTTGCATTTTCCCTTGTGGCTGTTGTCGCATACCGTAGCGGCCGGCTCGCAGAAAGATTGGAGCGTGAATCGGATGATGTTGAGAAAACGCATTAAGACGCCGGATCCGGTTCAGTTTGACCGGGAATTCCGGCTCGCACTCGATGCAGGTTGGACGCTTATGGATGGGCCAAAATGGTGCCACGGACCATACGGCACCTACAAAATGGCGTTTTTTAGGAAGGAGGACCGAGCGTGCAGGAAGCAGAACGGATGAGAGTCTATGATCAGATTGATGAACTACTAACAAAATGTCGGCGGTGCCCGAAGCATAATCCGCGTGGTCACTATATGGCCGCATGCCGTGGATGTTGGGTTTTAGAACAGCTGCAAACGCTTGGTAAGCAATTGGAAAAGAAACAGACAAGCAACGAAGAAGAACGGATTCACACGATACTATCAAAAGGCCAAGACATGACAACGTCAGAAATCAGATATCTTATCGAAAACGGTGTGACGCAGAAACGTATTAGCCAAGCACTCTGCATGGATCCGAACATGTTTGGTAGGTTGTTGGACAATATGAAACGGGGGTGGAATCGTGAATCTATCGAAACTTTTTGAAGCGCAACGGAAATTGGATGAGCACATTGAGCGCGAACATCCAAGACAACATGGCGAAGATCGTCTGGTGAAGAAAATCCTTGCGCTGATGGTTGAGCTCGGGGAGCTTGCCAACGAATGGCGCGGTTTTAAGTTTTGGTCAAATGACCAGGAGCCGAGGACACGACATGTAGAACCAGATATTGAGCATTTTGATAAAACAAGAGAAGCGCGATGGAAAGAATCAAATCCACTCCTGGAAGAGTACGTCGATTGCTTGCATTTCATCTTGTCGATTGGGTTGGAAATGGAAACAGAAAAAGAGTGGGGCCACTCATTCAAAATTGGTAATTCATTGATAAGTCAATTTCATGCATTATTTAGTGAATTGTCAAGTCTGTTTTACCACAACCAAATGTATAACTACCAACGTGCATTTGATCTGCTTATCGGATTGGGCGAAATGCTAGGCTTCACATGGGAACAGATCGAAGAAGAATATTGCAGAAAAAATCAAATTAACCATCAAAGACAAAATCAAGGGTATTAAAAGGTGATAGTATGCAAGCGATTTGCCAATGTGGGTGCGGTCAGCCAATCCCTTTTAAAAAACATCACAAAAAAACACCTGCTAAGTTTATAAAGGGACATAGTAACAGGGTACGGAAGATACAACATAAATCGAATGAGGAACGTTTTTGGAAACGTGTAAAAAAGGTAGATAACGGCTGTTGGGAATGGACTGGTTATATAATGCCGAATGGTTATGGGAATATGAAAGTTAGGCGTGATAACGGGATATTAGTAAACGAATATGCCCACCGTTTTTCTTACGAAATTCACAAAGGACCTATACCAGAAGGAATGTATGTTTGCCATAAGTGCGACAATCGTAAATGCGTGAATCCTGAACATTTGTTTATAGGTACTCAAAAAGACAATATCCATGATATGGACAGAAAAGGAAGACGGGTTGTTAGACCTGGGACTCAAAAAATAACAAGGAAAGACGCTGAAAATATCCGCCTTCTTCATAGGAAAGGAGTTCATGTAGACATTCTTGCGGAAAAGTATGGCTTGAAACCTTGTACTATTAGAAATATTATCGCGTATCGCTTATGGAAGAACGAAGAAAACCATCGCAGGCAGGAGGCCGGCTATTGATGGTAGCAACGAAGTACAATTCCAAAAAAATCGAAGTCGATGGCCATGTTTTCGACAGCAAAATCGAAGCACGATACTATGAACATCTTAAGCGATTAGAAAAAGCCGGCGAGATCCTCTTTTTCCGGCTACAACCGAGATATTTACTACAGCCGGCATTTAAGAAGGATGGAAAGACTTACCGGAAAATCGAATACATTGCGGACTTTGAAGTACATCATACGGACGGCACTATTGAGGTTGTTGACGTGAAGGGGTATGAGACCGAAGCCTTCAAAATTAAGAAAAAGCTTTTTAACAAGATCTATCCACACAAGCTATCACTCATTACATACGTCAAGAAATATGGTGGATGGATTGATTTGGACAGGCTCAAAGAGTTGCGGAAACAGGCCAAAAAGAAGGTGATTTGATGGAAGTGACCATCATCGACACAAGACCTGACTGGATGCGGAAAGAGGATAACCAAGTGATATGTATGCGTTGTCCTCTTTACCGGAGGTGCGCTTCACGTTTTGGTGCGGATTGTAAGCGTAATGGTGGTTTGATGATTCCGAAGATAAGGGGGTGAAAGCATGATAAAAAAAACGGATCTTCACTGAAAAGCCAAAGATCGGCAGCGTTGAATGGCAGAGGATGATAATTAGGCAGGAAGCGAGGGAATCGCTCAAAAAGAAGAAGGTGAGTAAATGAGAGAGGCTTATTTTACTGGAATTATCTTGGGTTTTTTTCTCGGGGTATCACTGACAATTTTCTCGCTATTTATATTTGCCCTTTTCCTCTAGAGCTGAAAAAATAAAAAGCCCGGCATCCCCGGGCCATCTCAATCCATTTGTTAAATAAATCATATCATAAGGGGTGGCCGGGATGGAAGATATGAAAGCGACTATAAACTTACTTGAAAATGCTGTATATATCGTCAAAGATGGCCAACTCACGAAGGTTACTGCAAAAGAATATGGCCAAGACGTCATCATCTGGAAAAACGGAAAGGTACTGGACATAGATCGGAGTCAACGATTGAGAATACAGGGGCAGGAGGTGATTTAATTGTATTTGTGGAAAGTATGGAAGCCGTTTCAAATTACTGATGTTTTTGTTGTAACTAAAGAAAAAAACTTGGAAGAGGTTTTACAGGTATTGAAAAACAATGAATATGGCCAGCCAGAAACAATTGAATTTGTAAGAACGGTATTAGCTTAACTAGATAAAAAGTCCTAACGGAAGAACCGACGGACGTGATGAAGAGCAAAAACTCTTTGTTGCGTCCTTTTCTTTTTTGGGATTGGAGGAGAGGTACATGAAGTTAAAACGCCCAGAATGGCACTGTAAGGGATGCGTATGGCTGACGAGGGATAATCTATGCCCGTTTATTAGATGCGTTCGGTGGCATGGGTTTAAAGCGGAGTGGGAGGCGAAGAAGGATGAACAAGAAGCACAAAAAGAACATTGATAGTAATGCAATTTTAAATCCAAGAATGCCATGGTGGAATGAAACGATTTACGGCACAGAATTATTGGGAATGAGGTTGCTTCGGAAAAAATCTATTAAGGAGATGGCAAAAGTTACTGGAGAAGATCCGGGCTTTTTAGCATCCCTAGAAAAAGATAAAAACTTTCCCGTTCCACCTCCGATAGCCGGAGCATACATGATTTATTTGTCATGTGGTATGCATCACGTTTATCAATTTAGGAATATTGTTGACGGGAAAACCAATAAATTTCAGGAAGGCAGAACGATAAGTTCTAAGTTGAAGAAGGAAGTTTATGAGAAGTGCAATTATAAATGCGCGAAATGTGGGTCAAAAGAAAATTTGCATATCCATCATATCAAGGAATTTGCAAAAGGCGGATTAAACGAACTGAATAACTTAATTCTTCTATGCGTTTCATGTCACGCTGATATTCATAAAGAAAATAAAGCTTATAATCTCTTGAAAAAGGCAGCTGATAAAACCAATGACCACAGCAATTAATCTCAGACCAGCAGTCTTTAAACACGTTGAAGCAGAACTCTACGCCTATCATGAAACCAAAAAAGAAATCATCCGTTTGAGGGAGCAGATTCTCCATGGCACGACAACAGATGATGAGAATGTCGGTGGAGGAAGAGCAAATATTCCGGGTAGACCCACAGAGAGAATCGCAACACGACTTTTGGCAAACAAGCGTTTGCGGAATCTTGAAGAGATTGTCGAGGCAATCGAGAGCGTTCTATATCAATTAGATGATGTTCAAGTGAAGCTTATTCAACTGAGATATTTTTCAAAGAAAAAAAGCTGGGAAGCAATCGCCGATGAATGCCATATTCATGTTCAGACCGCTTATAAATACAGAAGATTGATCGTCCGCGCGATTGCGGAAAAACTTGGTTGGATATGAATCATATAGTAATCGTATAGTTTTGGGGTCTAATTTTAGTTTACAATAGTATCATGGGAGGTAGGTCGGAGCGGAAAACACCAACCTGCTATTCCGAAAAGCCAGTATAATATGTCGAACCTGCTGCTTGACGAAAGCGCCTGCTTGGATCCGACGGGCGCTTTTCTTTTTAGGGCGCTGCTCCAGAGATAAAAAAGGTGATGTATGATGCCTAAAAAACCTATGCGTCTTTGTAGTAAGCTTGGATGCAACAATCTAACAACTGAAAGATACTGTGAACAACATAAACACCACTATGATATCTACCGTCGAACGGCTGCTGATCGCGGCTATAATGCACGGTGGAGAAAGGCCAGGAAGTCTTATCTCATGCGACATCCACAATGTGTAGCATGTGGCCATGTGGCTGAGGTCGTCGACCACATAGTGCCGCATAAAGGCAATCAACAATTATTCTGGGATACCACCAATTGGCAGAGCCTATGTCATCGATGCCATAATGCAAAGACTGCGAGAGAGGATATGGGAACGTGGTGATATAGGGGGCATGGGGGGTAAAATCTCTGGAAACCCTTGCTACGGTACCGCGCCGGCCCTTCGCGTGAATTTTTTTCGCAAAATGAAAACCAGGAGGTGAGGCTTCATGGCGGGCAGACCAAGTAAGCCTGTCCAATTAATTAAACTTGAAGGCAATAAAGACCACCGGACTAAAAAAGAATTGGATTTTCGTGAAAAAGCTGAGAAGGCACTTTACACGGGAACTAAATTTAAAGAGTCGCCCGCCGTAAAGTCTGATCCAGTTGCACATAAAGAATTTTTGAGACTCAAAAAATTGTACAAGGATATAGAATACATCGATGGATTAGATGAGCAGATCATCAATCGATATTGCTTGTTGGTGAGCCAAGAGCATCAACTCAATGAAATGATTCGAAATGCCGAAAGTAACGAAGAAAAAATCGGCTTGTTTCAGGAAGTCAACAAAACGCGAGTGATGCTTCTTAAACTTGAGGATCGACTCTTTTTAAACCCGACCGCGAGAGTGAAGGCAATCCCGAAACAACCACCGGACGAGAAAAAGGAATCGCCGATGGCAGAATTCCTAAAGCGGCGTGGTGTGAATGGCTAGGATTGATAAAAACCGCGCTTTAGAACCGATCGAATTTATCCAGATGCTCAAATTGACTGATGACTTTTACGGTCATCCTTTTACTTTACTGGATTGGCAACATGACGTTTTATGGAATGTCTATGGCACCGTGAATGACCAAGGTTATCGTCAATATCGTTATGCCTACCTTGAGATACCGAAAAAAAACGGGAAGACTACGCTGATCGCTGGTCTTTCCGTTTATCATTTAGTTTGCGATGGACCACAAGGTCAGATTTATTGCTGTGCGGCTGATCGGGCGCAAGCTGGACTGGTTTATAAAGCGGCTGTGGCGATGATTGAGCAGGATGAAGAACTCAGCAAAATCTTAAAAATAACAGATAGCCGGAAAGAAATACTGAATACTATCACCGGCACTATTCTTAAAGTCCTTTCGGCTGAAGCATACACCAAGCATGGCATTAACCCGACGGTCGTCATTTTCGATGAACTACATGCTCAGCCTAGTCGAGATTTATGGGATGTCATGACATTCGGTGCCGGCGCTGCTCGGAAGGAACCGTTATGGTGGGTGATCACCACTGCCGGTGACGATCCGGACCGGACGTCTATTGGTTGGGAAATCCATGAGTTGGCGACAAAAATCCGTGATGGTGAGCTCAACGACCCGACATGGTATGTAAAAATCTATGGTGCAGATGAAGATGATGACATTTTTGATGAAGCGGTTTGGTACAAGTCCAATCCATCGCTCGGGCATTCGATAAGCATCGAAACCCTGCGACAAGAAGCATTACAAGCCAGGAATAGTGAAGCATCCGAACGCCTCTTCCGTTGGTTGCGTCTGAACCAATGGGTTTCTTTGAAACGCATTGGTTGGCAACCATTGACACTTTGGGATCAGACCAATGGGAAATGGGATCTATCCGAATTGGTTGGCAAACGCTGCTATGCCGGTTTGGACTTGTCTAGCACAACCGACATCACTGGTGTTTGTTATCTGTTCCCTCCACAGGAAGATATTCCGGATTGGCGGGCAATATTTGATGCTTGGATTCCCGAAGATAACATGAAAGAACGTGTAAAACGTGACCATGTACCCTATGACCGCTGGGTGAACCAGAAATACTTACATGCTACCCCGGGTGACGTGGTCGATTATGAATTCGTCGAAGCCCAAATTATTGCAGCAAGTAAAAAATACAACCTTGTAACACTTGGAACCGACCCGTGGAATAGCCGGATGTTGACACAGCGTCTCATGCGAGAAGGAATCAATGTCATTGAAGTCGCTCAGAACATGGGCCAGATGAGCCCCGCAATGAAAATGATTGAGCGCTTGATGAAGTCACATCAACTGACACATGAAGTGAACCCATTAGCACGATGGTGCTTTGGTAACGTGGTTGTCGCGGTGGACGGCAATGAAAACATCAAGCCGATGAAAAACAAGTCAAAAGAGCGCATCGACGTCATTGTGGCGATGATTAACGCCATGGCCACAGCCATCGCTCTTGGCGAGAAAATATCGGTTTACGAAGAACGCGGTGTTCGTGCGCTTTAAGGAGGTGATGAAACATCAAAATCAAAGACCGTATCGGCAGATGGCTATTAAAAAATACGACGCTCGCAAATCCAGAACGTTGGTTGATCGATGCACTAGGCGGAGCTAAAACCGACGCAGGTATCATTGTGAATGAATCCACAGCGATGACATATACAGCCGTTTATGCTTGCGTTCGAATTCTAGCAGAGACCATTGCCTCTTTGCCCTTGCTCGTCTATGAACGGATGCCGCGAGGAAAACAGCGGGCACCGACGCATCCGCTCTATCCATTACTCCACGATGCGCCGAACGATGAGATGACATCGTTCACTTTTCGAGAGACGATGATGTCACATCTATTGCTCTGGGGTAACGCCTATGCGGAAATCGAGTGGGACAATGGCGGACGGCCTCGGGCATTGTGGCCACTGTTGCCCGATCGCACCTTTCCAAGACGAAATCAAGAAACTCTAAATTTGGAATATGTCACAACATTGACAGATGGGTCACAAGTTGTATTACCTAAAGAAAAAGTCCTTCATATTCCTGGCCTTGGATTTGACGGCCTTGTGGGTTATTCCCCCATCCATATGGCACGTCAAGCGATCGGATTAGGTATGGCGACAGAGAAGTTCGGATCGCTCTTCTTTGGGCAAGGCACCAATCTTGGTGGTATCGCTGAACATCCGAATGCATTATCTGACAAAGCTTATGAACGGCTGGAAAAAAGTCTGAATGAAACTTATTCCGGCTTAGGCCGTAGCCACCGGATCCTTCTCCTCGAAGAAGGCATGAAATTTCAAAAGCTAGGCATACCACCGGAAGAAGCCCAATTTCTTGAAACTAGAAAGTTTCAAACAAACGAAATCGCAAGAATTTACCGGGTGCCCCCTCATCTCATTGGTGATCTCGAACGTGCGACATTCAGCAACGTTGAACAACAATCCATTGATTTTGCCGTCCATACCATTCGCCCATGGCTAGTTAGATGGGAACAAGCTATCAACTCGCGAATGCTTTTTAATTCCGATCGTTTCTTTAGCGAATTCATCATGGATGGTCTCCTTAGGGGTGACATCAAGAGCCGTTATGACGCCTATGCTGTGGGTCGCCAAAATGGATGGCTAAGCGCCAACGACATCCGAGAAATGGAGAACATGAATCCGATCGAAGGCGGAGACGTCTATCTCGTCAATGGCAATATGATCCCTGCTGATCAAGCGAAGGGGGTGAGTGAGTGAGATTTTGGAACTTCATAGAAAACGATGAAGGAGCCGAACTTAGAATCGAAGGTGAAATCATCAGCGATGATGATGCATGGCTTTATGAGTGGTTTGGTATTCCGGCATCGTCACCGAATGCTTTTAAGCAGGAGCTATCAAACTATAAAAATCAGCCCATCACCGTTTGGATTGATTCTTGGGGCGGCGATGTGTTCGCGGCTGCTGGCATCTATAATGCTTTGAAAGAGCATCGCGGAAAAGTCACTGTAAAGGTTGATGGTAAAGCTGTTTCGGCAGCATCAGTTATCGCCATGGCCGGTGATGAAGTGCTGATGTCACCGGTTGGTATCATCATGATCCATAACCCATGGTCACAAGCAGTTGGTGAAGCCAAAGATATGCGCCATGCCGCGGACGTTCTGGATGAAGTCAAGGAAACCATCATTAACGCATATCAGTCTAAAACAGGACTTAGCCGCAACAAAATATCCAAACTGATGGATGAAGAAACATGGATGAGCGCAAGAAAGGCGGTGGCCGATGGCTTTGCAGATGGGATTCTATATGCGAACCAAGAAGAACAGGAACCCATTCAGAATGCTTTCTCTTTTAGCCGGCTGGCTATCCAAAATAGCGCATCAACCGCCATGAAGCACTTCTTTGAAGAGTATCAAAAATTTCAAAAACAACAATCCGATGAGTCGTTCGATGAACGGCTTTTTAATTTGCGCCGGAAACGGCTGGATTTAATATCAAAACTTTAAAAGGAGATGGAAACCATTGAAAAAGATTCTTGACATGCGTGCTAAACGCGCGACTCTTGTAAATCAAGCCCGCGAATTGTTAGACAGGGCAGAAAATGAAAAACGTTCGCTCACGGCTGAGGAAGAACAACAATATGACCGCATTATGAATGACGTGGACAAATTGGCCAAAGAGATCGAACGCGAGGAAAAATTGAGTGGTTTGGAGAACGAACTCTCCAAAGTGGCACAACCGGCCAATCGTCCTGTTCCGGAAAAACAAGAACCGGCAGACCCACGTGCGACAAAAGCCTACCGGAATGCTTTCTGGAAGGCTTTGACGTTTGGTCAAAACGCGTTGACATCTGATGAAGTCAGCTTATTGATGGACAAAACCGTCCGCAACATGGCTATCGGCACCGATGCCAATGGTGGATATTTAGTGCCGGATGAATTTGAACGCACGCTCGTTAAAAAACTCGAGGATATGAACGTCATCCGCCGTTTGGCAACCGTCATACAAACATCATCAGGTACTCGCGAAATTCCAGTTGAAGCAGACTATGGCACCGCTACATGGTTAGGTGAGAATGCGGCATACACTGAAAGTGATGCCACTTTCGGCCAAGTAACATTAAGTGCTTATAAACTTGGCACTATCATCAAGGTTTCCGAAGAACTCTTGAACGACTCCGCGTTCAATATCGATGCCTATGTAGCAGACGCTTTTGCTCGTCGTTTCTCTCGGGCCGAAGAAGCCGCGTTCGTCAATGGCGATGGTTCTGGGAAACCGACTGGTCTTGTACAATCGGCAACAGAAGGTAAAGTCGCCGCAAACGGTCAAACCAACTCTGTCACGGATGATGACATCATTGACCTGTATCATGCCTTGAAACGTCCATATCGCTCGAATGCGACATGGTTGATGGCTGATAGCACAGCTAAGGCTGTCCGCAAGCTAAAAGACAATGATGGCCAATATATTTGGCAACCTGGTCTCCAAGCTGGACAACCCGATGTTATTCTCGGTCGGCCGGTTGAAATTTCTGACTTCGTACCAGCCATGGCTGCTAATGCTAAATCTATCATCTTCGGCGACATCAGTTACTATTGGATTGCTGATCGTGTAGGACGGACGATGCAACGTTTAGTTGAGTTATATGCCGCCAACGGTCAAGTCGGTTTCCGCATGTATCAACGTGTGGATGGAAAACTGATTCTTCCGGAAGCCGTTGTCTATTTCCAAAACTCCGCAAGCTAATAAAAGAGGGCAATATGCCCTCTTTTTCTTGCGGTTTGGGGGTGATTTTTTTGAAAGTTAAAATTTTGAAATCTATAGCATCAAACGACTTTTCCCATCAACCTGGGAAAATCATTAATGTAGATGATGATTTAGCTAAAAAATGGGTCAAAAGCGGCATCGCTGAGAAAATGGATGAACCGAAAAAGAAAAAAGGTGACAAGTAATGCTGTCATCTAATGCATTGACGGATGTCATTTCAGTAAAAAAATATTTGCAAATTGATCCATCCGACACCAGCCTGGATGAACAGTTGGAAAGTTTAATCAATGCTTGTTCGACGGCCATCGAAAATTATTGTCGGCAATCATTCGGACAGAAGGAATATACAGATGAGTATGACGGCACAGGCACTAATAGCCTATTATTGGCCAATACCAATATCAGCTCAATTATCGAGGTTTCGATTGACGGTGAAATCGTTGATCCATCCGAATATAAACTTCGGAAAAGCGGGATTTTGGTTCGATTGAAAGATGTTTGGCCAATAGGCATATTAAACGTTTTGGTGACTTATTCAGCCGGTTTTGATCAAGTCCCTGCCGATTTAGAATTGGCCTGCAAACATCTGGTGAACTTCTATTATAAAACCGACATCAGCGACTATTCCACGACGTTTGAATCCGGTGTTATCGTTCGACCGGAAGCATGGCCAGTACAAGTTAAAGCGTTGCTGGCACCATATCGAAGGACGTTGATGTGATATGGCGAACATTAGCGCAGAAGTTAAAGTCAGCATTCAGACGCAGGTCTTTCTACAAAATCTGAAAGATGTACCTAAAGAGGTCATTCGAGAAGGGTTTGAAGAAGTTGCTCCAGAGACAGAAAAGCGTGTCAAAGGAAGCATCACGACAAACGGCTTCGTGAAATCACGCGAACTCTTAAAAAGCGTCAATTCCAATGTCCAAGAAAATAGTTTAGCGGTTGGTGCTATTCCGTTCTATGCCGCGATTCTCGAACGTGGCGCGCGACCACATAAAATAAAAGCAAAGCAGAAAAGATTACTTAGTTGGACGGGCATTCAACACCCTATTAAAGAAGTCAATCATCCGGGATTTCGCGGCAAAAAGTTCCTCGAAAAGCCGATCAACGAGATGGTCAAACAAGGTGAGATCGAAAGCATTTTTTCGAAAGTTATTCAAAGAGCCTTGAAAAAGGCGGGTGGTTAGATGGATTTTACAGTCATTGAGGGAAAAATCGTTGAAAATCTAAAAAAAGTATCTGATTTAAAGTCCGTCTATGACCATGAGCCGAAGTCACTTACTACCTTGCCAGCAGCCACGCTCTTTTTTGATGGTTTTGATCAAGACGATATTGCCACACGTCAAAAACGCGTCAATTGGCGGTGGACCGTCAGAGTCTATGTACGTGTTCAGGATGCTGAACAAGCCCAATCTCAGATGAAAAAACTGGTAAAAAGCATCAGAGAAACGATGGCGATAGATCCAACACTTGGCGGTAGCTGTCTGTTTCAGATGTTCGAACGCGCGGAAATTTTTGTTTCGAGTGATCAGACAAACGTCCATATGGTTGCTGAAATGCCGCTAATCGCGGCGACAAATGAATCATATTAGGGAGTGATTCCCCATGAAACTTGTATTTATTCATGAAGAACCAAGAATTATTCCAGGCATTGGACTATTCAAACCCGGTGATAAAGTGGAATTTTCTGATGAACTTTTTAATACGGGGCTATTTAAGAAAGAAACGAAACAGAAAGAAGGTGAAAAATAATGGCATTTGGAGCACTCGCACATATTGGACTCGGAAAAGAATCCACATTCGGCACACCAGTTGCTGCTGTCGATTATCTTCGTTTTGCTTCTGAAGGCATCAATGAAGAGATTGAACAAATCGTTTCGGAACAATTGAACGGAACCATTGATGAAGGACCGAGCTACGAAGGGCTGCACAATATCAGCGGTGACATTTCGTTCGATGTCTATCCGAACGTCATTGGGCATATCCTCCGTTCAGCATTCGGCCCACCAACTACCAGTCAACCCGATGCTTCTAGCAACCCGACCGTTTATCAACATGTTTTTACGCCGACGCAGGTCAATTTTTCAAGTTTATGCGCCGTTGCTTCATATACACTTGAGATCCATCGCGACCTCGAACAAGCTTTCCAATATGCCGGAGCAGTCGTCAATGAACTAACGTTGAATTTCGGCACCGACGACAAAATCATGAAAGCTTCCGCGTCCATTATCGCTAAGTCATTGGCTCTTATCGCCAAAACGACACCGAATTTTGAAACGACCGACCCATTTCTTTGGCATCAAGCGGTCGTCAAAATCAACGACACTGTGACATCCGATTTACAGACGGTCGAATTCGGCGTCAACAACTCCCTTGAAGGATCGGCAACGCTTGACGGGACGAAAACAATCTCGCGAATCTATCGAACCGGGCGGCGGACCTTTCCAGTGAGTATGACATTTGACGTGAAGAACCTTGATGAATTTAACCGTTTCAGGAGTCAGACGGAAGTACCAGTCACAATCGAACTAACGGGCGCGAACATCAGCGGAACATATAACTATAAAATGACCGTCGAATTTCCAAAACTGCGATATACCGCTTTTCCGATCAACGTTGGTGGCGCAGAAACACTCACAGCGCAAGTGGATGGAACCGCTAAGTATGATCCGGCAAAGGCTTATGCAGCAAAAATCACACTCATCAATACGAAGCAATCCTATTAAGCACTCTCATAAATTGGGAGTGCTTTTCTTTATACATAACTTAAAAATTTTTTAGGAGTGATAAGCATGTTCGCTAAGGATAAGCCAACAAAAAGGATCACACTTCCAGGTGATCACTGGGTAGAATTGCAATATCTATCCAAAGGTCAAAAAAATCTTCTACAAGCAGAAATCACCAAGGTTTTTAAGAAGTTCGACCCGAAGCTACTCGATGGCAAAACAAAGGACATCAATATGGAATTCTCGGAGGACTTCGTTGCTAAGATTCAAGAGATTGAATATATGAAACTTCAATGTGCGATCCGTTCATGGAGCGCATCAGAACCCGTCAGCATCGAAGCTATCAAGGAACTCGATGACGAAACATATGACATCATTCTTGATGCCGTCAATGAAATGAACGGTTTAAGCGAGGATGAACAAAAAAACTAAAACAAGCGACCATTCAATCCATCAATGGTCGCGCAATTTACAATGAGTATCTTGAACTTTATTCATATTGCAAGGAATTTAGATGCTTACCTTATGCCGGCGGATGGTTAGATCAGCCGGCTATTATTATTGAGTCTTTTGAAATCATTCAAAATATCATCAACCAATACCAAGCGGAAGAGAGGCGAAAAATGAATGGCAAAGCGTAACTCAGTCGAGATCATATTGTCTGCGCGTGATGAAGCGACGAAACAACTTGAAAAAGCAATACAGAAAACTACGCGTGAATTTTCGTCTCTCAATCGTTCGCTGAAAGGTCTAGGACTTAACTCCACTCAAATTGATGCAATAAATAAGCGCATCAAAGAAGTCAATCCGAACATTTTAGAAAAAGAATTACAGAATGTACGCATAAAGCTTCAGCAACTGGGCTTGTCATCAGAAGAAATCGACAAAGTCACAGAACAAATAAAAAACGCTGAAAATGAAACACAAGAGTTAGCAAAAGAAAATGCTAAAACGGGTTCATCGTTTGATAAACTCGGCAAAATAGGAAAAAAATCATTGAAAATCGTTGCGGGCGCCATAGCGGGTGTCAGTGCAGCGATAGGCGGAGCGATCGGCGCAACCGCTAAGTTCGGCATATCCTTTAACGCCGCTATGGAGCAGTCGCAAATGGCGTGGGAAACGCTACTTGGCGGGGCCAAAGAGGCCAAGCAGATGATTCAAGATTTGCAAAAACTCGGTGCAAAAACTCCGTTCGAATTCGAAGGGCTTGACCAATCCGCAAAATTATTAAAAGCGATGGGATTCAACGCTAAAGACATCATCCCGACTTTGACAACGCTAGGCGATGCCGTTTCCGCGGTTGGTGGCGGTCAAGATATGCTCGAAGGTGTCGCACGCGCCATTGGGCAGATGCAGACGAAAGGCAAAGTCAGTGCAGAAGAGATGATGCAACTCGCCGAGCAGGGTATTCCGGCATGGCAACTGATGGCGAAAAACATGGGCATGTCGACCCAAGAGCTCATGAAGATGTCTAGCCAAGGCAAAATTATGGCGAAAGACGCTATTCCCGCGCTCATTAAAGGGTTAAACGAGGAATTTGGTGGCGCGATGGACAAGCAGTCCAAAACTTGGTCGGGAATGATCTCAACGATTAAAGATAACCTCAAGATGCTCACCGGTCAATTGACACAGCCACTTTTTGATGCAGCGGAAAAATATTTGCCGAAGGTCATCGATAAAATCAATAGTCTATCAGATGCCTTCCAACAAGGCGGATTTAAAGGCGTCTTAAATGAACTTTTACCTCCGGGGTTAGTTGATTTCATCATCACATCTTTTGAGACTATCAAAAACATCATCAGTCAAGTCATACCGATCGCCATTCAGTTAGCCCAGACATGGATCGCTAATTTTCAGGCAATGTGGAATGCCGTCGGACCGATCATCACATTTATTGGACAGCAAATCATGAGCGTTTTTTCGATGATTTTCGCTTGGTGGCAAAAAAATGGTTCTGCATTTCTAGAAAACGTCAAAATCGTGTTTCAGGGTATCTGGTCGGTCATCCAGTTCATCATGCCGGCTATTCTAGCTATCGTTTCAATGGTTTTTCAAAACATAAAGGGTGTCATCCAAGGTGCACTCAATGTCATATCCGGTATTTTCTCGATATTCGCCGGGTTGTTCACCGGAAACTGGAAAAAAATGTGGGATGGTATCAAACAACTATTTAGTGGTGCAATCCAGTTTTTATGGAACCTCATCAACTTGACACTTTTTGGCAGACTCATTAAAGGCGTTGGCGGTTTTGTGAAGGGGTTTGTTTCAGCGATAAAAGGGCTCTGGTCTTCGGTCAAAAGCATTGCATCGAGCATCTATCATAGTTTCATGGGGCCGATCAGATCAATGTTTAGTGCTGCTAGATCAACGTTCAACAGTATATTGTCTGTGGCAAAGTCAATCTTCAATGCCATTAAAACGGTCATAACACATCCTATCACAACCGCAAAAAATACTGTATCGAAAGCCATCGAGAGCATTAAAGGTTTCTTTAGAAATCTGAAAGTCAAAATACCGCTCCCGCACTTTGATTTTAGTATTGCCCATAAAAAAATCGCCGGAATTAAAGTGCCATATCCGAAATTGGATGTGGATTGGTACGATAAAGGCGGTGTTTTCTATGGACCGCAAATTATCGGGGTCGGTGAAAAAAGACCGGAATTCGTTGGAGCACTGGACGATTTGAAGTCGATCATCGGAGACGAACTCAAAAAGTTTATCAATCCGGCACCTACCGTAGCTGTGCCGCAATATGCCGTCATCAACATTGATGGTCGACAAGTCATGAAAGCAACCATCGACTATTTCATTGATGAACAGAATAGAAGGAATATGATCACCAACCGATTCAAGGGGTGATGAGATGATCACATACAACGGAATAGACCTATCAAGCTATCTATCTATCAGTGACGTTCGAGGGCGTGGGGTGATCAACGTCGAAATCAACGACATGACCATCCCTGGGCGCCCTGGATCAGTGTTTGTTTCAAAACATTTGCCAAAAAGAATACTAGAAAACGATTATATTATTGTTGCATCCACTCAAACCGAACTTCGTCAAAAAATCGACGAACTAAACGCGATTCTTGATGTCGACGGTCCGGTGCCCATCGAATATGCCGATGAGCCAGGGAAAACCTACTACGGCATGGCTTATTCTGATGGTCAGAGTCAACAGATTTTATCATATGAAAAAGGAACATTATATTTTGCATGCTTTGACCGTTACAAATATGGACCATCCATCACCCAAACCATCAATGACCCATCGGGTGGCGAGGCAAACCCAATCGTTCTCAATGACGGCACCGCAGAGACCTACCCGGTTTTCATGGCGACTATCCTAAAACCGACAACCTTTTTGCAGATTGTATCGCCGAACGCATACATGCAGGCCGGACAACCCTATGAAGTTGACCAGACGCCTGTGGATGGTGATCTCCCAGTGATGAAAGACGAAATGGGCACACTCACCGGGTGGGGTTCGCCATCAAACGTGGTCGATGGTGTTATACAGGGTTCCTTCCAAACCGACGGCGATCGCTTCCTCGTAACGGATTTTGGCCCGACATATAACGGGTGGGCAGGTCCAGCTCTTAAAAAATCACTGCCGGATCCACTTCAAGATTTCCGAGTTCATGCGCTCATCGACATTACATCGAGCGCGAACGGAACGGGGCGTATAGAGATTTATGGTCTTGATACTGCGAATAACATTGTATTCCGTATGTCCATCGGTGACTTTTCTGCAAAAGCCAAAGACGTGAAGGCATTCTGGGGATTGGGTGCCAGCGCAACCAACGTTTTCACCACATACGGAAAGAAAACTGGGTCACTCAATGACTATTATGGCTCATTGATTATCGAGCGCAAAGGAAAGCGTTGGAAACTGACAACAGCGAAACGAGCGAGCCAAGCGGGTGTGTATCAAGATTTTGTCGAGAAAACGTATATTGACACGAAAAATCAATATACGGCCCCATTGGCACAGATTCAAGTGCATATCGGGGCGCATTTGAAGTACACATCGATTCCAACGATGAGCATCAATCATGTATATGTCTATGATTTGCGCGACCATTCAGAGGATGAGGTACCGTACATTGCCTATCCCGGGGATGAATTATTATTTGACCATAAAAAATCGTGTATTTATTTAAATGGCAACCCGGTCAACTTTTATAAAGATTTTGGCGCATCGTTCTTCCCATTAGCGCCGGGCTATACGGAACTAGCCGTCAACCCGTCTGATGTAGCAACTGTGACTGTAGAATACCAATCACGATGGAAATAGGAGTGATAACATGCCAAGCGGACGACTTTTGCGAGAGACAAATCCTGTACCGGGCGAAAAACCGGGGTTTATACCACAACACGGGGATGGGAACGGGAATTATGTTGAAACAAGCCTAAATAACCCGTTACCAACGAGTGATGCGGTGCTTCAGTCGAAGATTGATGAATTGCAAATAAAAATTGATACGATTCAGGCTGACATCGCAGAATTAAAAACTCTCTTACATTCTTATATAGGAGGTTGATACGATGACAGACATTACACGGATGGCCGCGCGTTCAGGGAAAATCATCAGGTCAAACAATACCATCGTGAATGAAGCTGATGGCATCAATGATGATGGTTCGCGCAATGTTAAACTAACGGGGAGTATCGTTGAACAAGGTAGGGTTAATAATTTTTTAGTTACAGCAGGTTCAAGGACTCTATTTGTCAATTTAAATGTAAAAGATTACACAAGATATACCGTTGAATCAAGAAGTACTATTGCTCATACTTACAGCATTGATGTTGATTTTTCCGTTCCAAGTGGAGCAGTTTTTGGATACAGGGCAACTAAAACTTTTTCTAGTAGTGCTGCTGGGATCATCTTGTCTACTCCCGACTATTTACAAACACCGATTTTAAATTGCTATATCAGAAATAATGATACAGTAGACCATTACTATGACGCTGGTGTCATACTATTTAAATAGATGGAGGTTAGCTTATGGATTTTTATAATATTTTAGACGAAGTGCAGGACGCAAAAGGGCAAACATATATGCCATATGCAGGTAAAATGGACGATGGCACATGGATTGAAGGCACTATATCTATTGACTTTTTAAATGCGAATTTCGGTAATTTTACAACAGCAACAGAAATGAAAAATGCAACTCAAAGTGAAGGGTTGCAACTGTTTTTTGATTGGTTAGTTGAGCAGGGAAAACTTCCCGCTTAATACTCAACTAACGGAGGTCTTATCTTAAAGTAAAGGCAGGTGATACAATGCCAAACTACACCCAACATGCTAGTCAATATATCGGCCAAATCGATGACGAACAACAACAAACCAAGAAAACACCGACCGGGATTCATCTTTTGGATTCAAATGAAAGAATCATCGACGTTTTGACCAACCAAAGTGACAAAATATATTGGGATACCAAGATTACCGAGGATCAGCAGGACAATCTATTGACGCTCGACTTCACGACGCTCGGCACCATCGACTTTTCGGGCGTCAGATTCATAACAGCCCAAGACCAAGACGGCAATCACCGTCTTTTTGTTTTGTCTGATATTGAAAAAGTCCACGACGAAAATGGGTTGATTCAAATCATCCACGCGGACGGCGACCATGTATCGCTCGCACAAGACCAACCCATAGCCCCGACAACGCTTTCGGGGGCAACGGCCGAGACAGCCGCGCAATTTGTTCTTACGAACTCTCGATACAAACTCGGTCAAGTGGATTTTCTCGGAAGTCGTGAAGTGAAGTTTACTGACTTTTTATCACCACTTGCCGCGCTGAATAGGATAGCATCAGATTTTGATGCCGTTCTAAGGTTCCGCGTTGAAATCATCGGCAATACCATTCAGCGTTACGTTGACATTTTGGAACCGATTGATATTTTTTCCGGAAAAGAATTTGTATTCGGCAAAGACATCATCGGGCTGAAACGAAAAGAAAACCGCGCGGACATCGTGACGCGGTTGGTTGGATATGGTCCGGCAGATGAAGATGGGAACTTTGTCACATTTGAAAGCATAAATGACGGAAAAAATTATGTCGAAGATGCAGACGCATATCAGCGATGGAACGATGGCGGCAGACATCGGTATGGCATCTTCCAGTACCAACCTGAAGATACGACAGACGTCACACCGCAAGCGGTATTGGATGCGACCAAAGACGCGCTCAAACGCCGGAATGATGCGGTGGTTGAGTATGAATTAACTGGTGCCGCATTGGAACAGATTGCCGGATATGAACATGAAAAAGTGCGGGTTGGGATGACCATCCGCATTAAAGATACGTACTTCGAGCCCGCGCTCTATCTAGAAGCAGAAGTATTGAGAACGGAGATGCCGGAATACGGCGACCCGAACGGGGAATTCTCATACACGTTCGGAAACTATCGGGAAGTGCAAGTATCTATTCCGGACGACATCAAACGGATCCAGTCGGTATTGATGAAGCAACAGACCCGGTGGACGGTCGCAAAGGACATCGCTGATAATGCTAAGCAGACAGCGGAAACCGCACAGCAGACGGCAGATTCCAAAAACAAAAGCTCATATGGACCAGATCCACCGAGCAATCCGAAGAAAGGCGATATCTGGTTTGTGACGGATGGCACCGATGTCGTCATTGCCATTCGGCATTGGGATGGCACTCAATGGGTAAACGATGTAGATAATGTCGCCGTCCAGCAAGCGATTGATGAAGCTAATCAAGCGGCGGCTAGCGCACAACAAGTGGGGGAGCAAGCCCAACAAACGGCAGACCAAGCGGCACAAGTGGCACAAGCGGCGCAATCCGCGGCTGACGAGGCAACACAAGCGGCAAGTCAAGCGT